ATATCTAGTCATACAGCTACAAATACATATAAGACTTTAGAAGAAGTAATTGGCATAGACTTTAAAACTTTCTCACAAATTGTTTACCAGAATACCAATGCTAGTTTACAATTCTTAACTGCCACAGATACTAACCGAAAAAGATTCTTAATTGATTTATTGCAGTTAGATAGTTATGTAAAATACTTTGATGTTTTTAAAGAATTATCACGAAATTTAGCTGGAGACGTTTCTCACATACAAGGGAAAATTGACACAATCGATAAGTGGTTATCAGATAATTATTTGGAAGATACATCACTACTTTCGAAATTAGAATTACCATTTTACTCGGAAGAAGATGAAGAAGCATTGAGATCTTTACAAATAGAATTTCAAAATATCTCAGAAATCACGAAAAAAATTAACCAAAATAATTTATTCAAAAGCCAGTTAGAGTCAATAGATTTAGGACTAGCGAAAGAGTATGTAGATAATAATGAGTGGCAAGACACAGAGCAGCTAGTACAAGAGATTGGAGAGATAAAATCACAAGGCTCTCAAGAAGTACGCATGGTTAAGAAGTACATGGACTTACAAGAACTAGATGAAGCAGGATGTCCAACTTGTGGTCAAGATATAGATTTAGCGTTTATACAAAAAGAACTACATAGACATCAAACTGCACGTACAGCATACTCTGAAAAGCTAGATGAAGTTAATGATAAGCTGACAGATATGAACTATGCTAATAAACTGCTTAAACAAATGGAACAAAAAATAAACAGTTGGGAAGAGATATATAGAAGTATAGACCAGACACTCCCATTAGAGGTTCCAGACTCAGAAGAAGTACAAGACAATATTATTAAATTGAAAGAAAGAATACGAAATAGACAAGACAGAGTAAACGAAGTAATAGAAGAAAATGAGAGAGTAGAAAGACATAATACTCGACTTTCAATTATTGAAGAACAACAGACAGATTTTGAAAATCAACAGAAAGAGTTAACACAAGAATTAACAAATGTTAATGATAAGTTTTCTAATGTTGATATACTTAAAAAAGCTTTTAGTACTAATGGACTATTAGCATATAAAATTGAGAATCTTGTAAAAGATCTCGAAGAACTAACAAATGAATACCTTGCTGAGTTATCCGATGGAAGATTCAGTCTTGAGTTTGTCGTATTAAACGATAAACTTAATGTAGAAATAGACGATAATGGCAAAACTGTAGATATATTAGCTTTGAGTGCGGGGGAGTTAGCAAGAGTTAACACTTCAACACTTTTAGCAATTCGTAAACTAATGAGTAGTATATCTAAGTCTCAAATAAATGTGTTATTCCTAGACGAAGTAACAAATGTTTTAGATGAGCAAGGAAAAGAACGACTAGTAGAATTATTATTAGGAGAAGAAAACTTGAATACATATATAGTATCTCATGGCTGGACACACCCATTACTAGCTAAGATAGAAGTAATAAAAGAAGAAAAAATAAGTAGGCTCGAACTTGGTTAATCCTAGACAAAAAGGTAATCGAGGTGAGCAACAAGTATTGTCTATGCTTGACAGACTTACGAATGAAAAATGGGTACAAACTCCAGGATCTGGAAGTGGAAAGATCAAAGGAGATTGCATGGTGCCAGACAAAGTAAACTTGTTTACTGTAGAAGTCAAGTTCTATAAAGATATAGGCTTCAATAGTAAGATATACACTCAGAAAAGTAATAATCTTTTCAAGTGGTGGAGTAAACTTTGTAAACAAGCACAACAAATGGAACAAGAACCACTGTTGATATTTAGAGAGAACCACGGAAAGTTCTTTGCAGCAACAGTACGAAAACCAAAAAATACATTGCGTTATATGCACATTGCCTGGCTGGGTGCATACATACTAATCGCAGAACACTGGCTAGAAAAAGAGGAGATAAAATTTACAGATGGCGATAACATTCTCAGACCTTGGGAACCCAATTCAAAATGGGAACTTGCTGATAGTTGATAGTCTCAATATAGCTTTTAGGTGGAAACACCAAGGAGTAACAGACTTCAAATATGATTATGTAAGAACAGTAGAAAGTCTAGCAAAATCATACAATGCAGGTAATATAATAATTGCTGCTGACGGTGGCAGTACTTATAGGAAAGATATACTTCCAACATACAAGGCAAACCGTAAAGAAAAGTACGCAGAACAAACTCCTCAAGAAGAAAAAGAGTTTGCTATGTTTATGGCAGAGTTTAGTAATACTCTAACATTACTCAAAGAAAAATATCCAGTCTTTCAATTCAAAGGAGTTGAGGCTGATGATATTGCAGCATACATTAGTATGAATCTTGATAAGTATGGATTAGACGATTGTTGGATGGTTTCATCTGATAAAGATTGGGATTTACTTATCAATGATAGAGTTTCTCGTTTTAGTACAGTTACTAGAAAAGAAATTACATTAGATAATTGGGATGAACATTACGATTTTGAGATTCCTGATTATATTACATTCAAATGCTTGTGCGGCGACAAGGGGGACAATGTGCCAGGAATACCTGGAATTGGTCCAAAACGCGCAGTACAGCTAATGGAACAATATGGAGACGTTTTTGATATCTATGACGCTTGTCCTATAGATGGAAAGTATAAATACATTCAGAATCTCAATGAAAACGCAGAACAACTTCTGATGAACGTTGAGCTTATGGATTTAGTTACTTACTCAGAACAAGCAATTGGAGAAAAAAACATAGAAGTTATTAATTCAACTTTAAAAAGGCACTTAAATGAAAATAGATTATAGTCAAGATTCAATGTTAACAGAGTTTAGTTTACGAACTCTGCGAGACAGATATATGGTAGCAGGCGAAACATCACCTCAAGAGGCTTTCGCACGTGCTGCAGAAGCTTTCGCAGATGATGATGACCATGCCCAACGCTTGTATGATTATGCAAGCAAATTATGGTTCATGTTCTCAACTCCTGTACTTTCTAACGGAGGTACACAACGAGGTATGCC